ATCCACTTTCAACCTTCTCTGATCCTGCGTCCAGTTTAGAATACTTTTGGTGGAGGTGGGGGGATTCGCACCCCCGTCCAGAACCTGTTTCTCTTTGCTTCATACAGCAATATCAATCGTAAGATGGCCAACCATTGTCCGCCTTACTATCTTCTTCAAAATTATTCCAATCGTAAGTTGCAAGTTTGTAAATCCAAAATACATGTAGTCCTACAATCAGAAGAAATAATATTGTATCACTATTTATCATGCTAGTCAATCAATACAGCATCATATGCTTCACGGTAAGATATAAAATCTTTGATGTAGTCGTTGCGTTTCTTAATGAACACTTGTGGATGTTCAGAGTCAACGGCAATCATAATTACAATTTGTGATACTGGTATACCAGTTCGTTCTTCATACATGACTGCATACGCAGAACATTGCATGAAGTATCCTTTAATCCAACTCTCTTCTTTTAACTTGCTTGAAGTCTTGAAGTCAATGATAGATAACTTACCATCGTATTCTGCAATACAGTCAACTCTACCAGCAACTTTTAGGTGGTGAGAATACAAAGGAATCTCTAGTGCATGAATGTTGTTTACATGTTCATCCAATAGAGGTTGTAAAGACTTAAACATAGCAACAGAATCTGGCATCGTCTTACGTGCAAAGTCTTCTTCGTTGTTCAAGTAGTTTTCGCAAATCTTGTGTACTCTAGTGCCACGGCTAGATGCTTTAGTTGAAATACGATTGGCTTCTTCTTCGCCTACACGCTTTCGCCACTCTATGATTTTATCTTTACCATGTTGTGATGTGATAGTAGTCACAGAAGGATATAGATCGCCTTCAGGCGTCTTATAAAAACGCTTGCCGTTTATTGTTTCGGTTTCTAGGTCATAATCAATATCACAACCAACATGTTTAAAGTTCATTTTTATCGTACCACAAAATATAGATTAAAGTATTTATCTCCGTTACTTTCGAGACCTCCACTAAAGTGGATTATAGGAAGATTGGCTAAGTCTTTTAGTTTATCATAAATGTTAACAAATGTCAAGTTCGACACATCTCTTGATATGTCTTTCAAGTACAGAGAGTTAAACTCAAGTTCAAATCCACGTTTACTGGTGTTCTCATCTTTTACTGATGCCGCTCTAGTAATTTTAGTCTTCTCTAAAAATTGTGGATATAAATTAAAACCACTTGCATCAATCAATGCTTTGTATTCACTTGCAGGTTTCAAATCATATCTAGTCACTACAGAGTTAGACTTAACCCATTTGAATCCAAATCCAAAATTCTGTAGAGGAATTTCACAATAAACTTTATACTTCGCTACATCACCATCTGCTTCAATAGCAAACATGATACAACTACAGTTCTTATATTCCGCCATTAATCTAAGAACATATTTTTCTGGAAAATTATATTTGCGAACAAGTTTAAGAACATCATTGATAGATGTAAAATTTTGTTTTTTATAGATGAAAACAATAACACGATCACGTATAAGACGTTCTTTGGTAACTTTAACGGAATGATGAATTTTGATTTTATGCGCCTGCCAAAATTCACTCTGAAACTGATTCACAAACTCTTTAACGTGTGCGTTATCAGTCCTAACAGAGTCTATTGCTAGGTATTTTGGATTCAATGTGCTTAAGTCTATGTCGCCCAAGCCAGAATTAGTTATTAGAGGTTCCGTCTTCATGTTGTAGTTTCGCTAAAATATAATCTTTTACCAATGAAGAGCGAACGATATCATCTACAGTAAATTCAATCTTTGTAAATGCTTTCATGTGATATGCAATATCAAAGAATTTGAGAATACCTGATACGTCATTCTTCTTCTTATTCAAGTCAGTTTGGCGATAGTCACCGCACCAAATAATCTTAGAGCGATAACCTACCCTTGTCATAACTGTATCTATCTCTTCGAATGTCATGTTTTGCATTTCATCAACAATAATGATAGCGTCATCAAATGACATACCACGAATGAATGAGGTGGAGATAAATTCGATGTGACCCTGTTCTTCTAATCTATCCCATGCATCTTTGCGACCAAAAAGAGTGTCGCAGATTTGACGATATGGTTGTTGATAGATTTCCATTTTCTCATTTACATCACCTGGCAAATGTCCAATCTCTCTTGATTGAACAGCAGAACGCACTACAATGATTTTGTCAAATGGATTTGATTTATCCATCACTTCTTCGATTGCTTTATACAATGCACAGAATGTTTTACCTGTACCTGCTACGCCATGAAGTGCTACAAAATAGTCTCCACGTTTGTATGCATCGAAAAAGATTTTTTGATTGTCTGTTAAAGGTTCAAATGTTTTTAAATCATCTAGTCTGAGTCTGAGTGTGTTATTTACTGTTTTTGTTCTAGGGGTTTGTTGAAGTTCTGGTTCGGTGTTTGCCGCTTTAGATACAGCAGGTTTTCTTGCCATGGGTGCCCTTTTTGAGGTTGTAGTATTTTTATGTGTGGCCATTATTAGAACGTGTTAACATTTCCTAAAGGATGTGCTTCTTTAGCCTTGGCAAGGACTTCTCTAAATCCATTGTCTGGCTTTCGTAAACCTAACCTAACAGGATCGCCTAATGATGGGGCGCCTAACATAACAGATTCATAGTGAGGATTTTGTTCTAGAAATTCCTCTCTATCAGCAATTTTAAAAAGTTTCTCAATTATTTCGCCTGTCTCACGATGGCGAAAGTTGTATGTTGGCATTCTTTACTCCGTATGAGAACCACTCTGGTGTTTCTCTGTTTTTCCATTTTGCAAAACTACTCTTATCATGTATATAGTAGTTTTGATACGAACGAATAGAATCATTCGTCACTTTGTATATATCTGGCATCGCAGGCGTAGGTTCAGTAAATGGAATATCAGCAATATTCTCTGGAGGCATACAGAGGTACTTTGCATATTTTTCACATGCATGATGTTTACCATATCGATGTGTGTACTCAGTCATCAAGTGAGTCCACATCTGATACAACCACATGTAGTTTTGTTTGCTTGCACGAACCCATATGTTTGACGGATGATTAACGTGTGATGCTTTCATCAAGCCGTATTCAATGATTTCGTTTTTCATGCGCCAACGCTGAATGTTACGATTGTTTGAGGTCTTGTCTATGTATTTGTCACCATCAAGAACACGATGTGCGGTAGACATGAGTTGTGCATACTCAATAATCATTTTGACAACGTGTTTGTCTAAGTGCATTTCAGCACAAACTTTTGGTTCGTGATTCAGGTAGAATATGTTCATACGAAATCGTAAGTCTTTTCAAAGATTGGACCATCACAAATATAAAGTTCTCCGTCAATACCTTTCATAAGATAATCACCGGCTTTGCCTTGTTTGTAATTACCTTCTAAAGTATTCACACGAAAGTCTTCGTCAATACGTTTAGCATGTACTACAATTGGACGTTTCATACATGCACCCATTTCGGCAACGTCTTCAAAAGTATCATAAGTTTTCATAGTCTCTCCACAAGTATTTTTTCGCCTTGGTCTGTACCAAACGACATGTTATCATAGTATACACGAACAAGCCCCTTACGTGCAAGGGAAACACATGTCACACATGCACCAAAGTAATTTACATTTTCAGTAATCTCTTCGATGGATTGGCTTGGTACACCTTCAGCCCGTGATAACATTTCTGTCATCAATACAATATCTTCCATGCCATCATTGAATTCACTATCACCTTCTTCAATGATTTCCGAAAGTACCTGTAAATTTTCATCAGATAATTTTTTAAAGAATTTACCCAATGATGTGTATGGATTACGCATCAACATCTTTGCAACAGATTTTGTGATTGGCAAAAGTTTATCTGATTTAATAATCTTTTCCATGCAAGGATGTGAATTCTCAAAGTCGATAGGGTCTTCCATTAAATCTCCACGTATTTTAGTTTAAAGTCATCAGCACGATTTTCATAATTAATGTAGCCACGTGGATTGCAAACAACCCTAGTGCTACCAATCATGTAGTCAAATTCTTCGTGCGTATGTCCGTGAGTCCACAATTTGATTTGTG